AGTCACTCATCACGCCCGACTCGGCGCTGATCTCGTACGGCCGGTCGATCGTGCCCAGTCCGTCGACATCAATCCCGTCGCCGGCGACGATCAGGCAGGAACAGGCATCTTGGCATCCACACCTTGGCGTCTTACTCACCTCCCCCTTCAGCACCCATGATCGCCTGGACGGCGGCCAGGATCTGCTCGTCGCTGATCACCGAGGGGTCGTTGCCCGGTCGCTCGACGTTGCCAGCCAGCGCCGAAGCGTAGGCGTCACCGAAGCCCGGCTGGGCAGCCGTCTCCCAGGCGTGGTCCTGCGCCCATCGTGGCGCGATCTCGTGCGACGAGTCGTCGAGGGTCTCGGTCGCATAAGCAGCGGCGACCCGCTGTTTGAAGTCGAAGTCCTCCGCCAGAAGGGCGATGTCTGAGTAGGCCACTGTTCCGTCCTTCCTAGATGAGGTACGAGCCGCCGATGGAGATCACTTCGCCGATCGCCAGGTTGGTAGAGCCGCCGATCGCGCCAATGGCGATCTGTCCGCTGGCCTGGATGTAGGCAGAGACCAGGCGCCCGGAGTTGAGCGTGGTGAGGCCCTGGTTGGGTGCTCCGGTCGGGCGGTAGGCCGAGGCCATCTGGGCGATGTTGAAGTTGCTGATGTCTCCGGCGGTATTCGGCGTGATGGCGACCTTCATCGTCCCAGCGATCGAGACGAACACCTGATTACCGACCTGGCGCACCTGCGAGTTCGTCACGGTGAAGTTGGTTGCATCCCCGACACAGACACTCGTCCCCGAGCCGCCGTCAATCCAGCCGGTGTCGAAGGCGACGAGCAACCACGGACCCCAGGACGTGTTTCCGAGTCGATACCAGACTTTCGGGGCAATGAGGCTGTTGAAGTAGCACCACTGGGCGACAGCGGTGGTGTCCTCGCGGCTATAGGTGACCACGATGCATGACGAACCGGGAGGCCAGGTCGCCGCGTCAGCAGATCCGACCCCCATCACGGTCATCCCGTACGGGTAGGTCGCCGGAAGATCGGTGGCGGGCTTCGGCCCGCGCATCACCTGAGGTCGAGTGCGGAGCAGGCCGGTGCTGTCGATATAGACCGGCTGGCCGGTGTCCTGCTGAGTGCCGGGTGTGAACAGCGGTAGTGGCCAGGTTCCCGAGGTCAGCGCCTTCAGTGGGTCGGCGATCGATCCGTCGCCGCCGATGCCATTGCTGACCGAGATCGCGCCAGGGTTCACCGTGCCCTGCGGCTTGAACTCCCAGTGCCCGTTGGTCCAGACCGGAACGTCGCCCTCTTGCGGACCTTCCAGGTCGGCCACGTCGGCCAGGTCGGTCATCCTCTGGGTGGCGTAGCCATAGATGGTGGACTTGCCGTTGCTGTCCGGAGCGCCCATCTCCAGGTTCAGCGTGGGGGTGTCGCTGACCCCGATCTGACTGCGGATGTCGCCGTCGGACGCCAGGCCGATCAAGTAGGGCCGGGTCGGGGAACCACTGCCGGTGATCGTCACCCCACCGCTGGCGGGGTCAGGCTTGATCACGCACGAACAAGTCGCATTACCGCAGGAGCACCTAGCAATGAGTCGGCCCTGCTCTCCCCCGGCTCTTCCTCCGGGCTGCGGCTCCACCTTCGCGAGGCGGTCGTCGATCCGGGCTCAGGGTAACAGTCCTAGTCAGGTCGAGAGATGTAGTCGTATCCTTCGCCCATGGTGAGTCGGCAGGACCCAAGTGACCCGACCGGGGTGAACGACGGGCGCAAGCGCAACACCGAGCCTGGCGGGAAGACCAGCGCCATCCGCGCTCGCAAGGCCGACGCTGCCATCTCAATGCGGCTATCCGGTGCCACCTGGACCGAGATTGCGCAGGTCTGCGGCTACCCCACCCCCCGGGCTGCGCTGACCGCCACCGAGCGCGCCCTGGTGAAGCGGCTCGACGAGGAGGACAAGGCCAAGATGCGCCAGCTCGCCGGCGCTCGGCTGGAGCGGTTGCTGCGCGGCATCTGGAACAAGGCCATCGACCCCACCGACCCAGAGCACTTGGCTGCGGTCCAGCGAGCCCGCGAGGTGATCGACCGGCACGCCAAGCTGTTCGGCCTGGACGCCCCGACCGAGATCGTGGTGCACAACCCGACCAAGACCGAGCTGGAGAGCTGGGTGCTGCGGGTGATGGCAGCCGGCACTCCGCGGGTGGAGGAGGAAGACATCTTCGACGCCGAAGTGGTGGACGAAGAGCCACTCCGAGCTTTAGGTCAGGTCTAAATGCCCTTCCGTCTCAGCGAGCCTGGTAGCGCCGCGCTGCTTCTCGTCGGCAAGCTCGGCAGTTCCGGCGACCGTCTGGCGTCATGTACAGGTTGTCACCCGACAGTGGATGCCCATGCTTGCAGTGCGTCAGGTTCAGGTAGTGCGGTACTAGGCGACCCTTGGCGATCATGTCGGCTGTGTTCTCCGGGACTGTGCCAACCCACAGGTGCTCGGGATTCCAGCACGGTGGGTTGTCGCAGGTGTGGAGCACGCAAGGCTTGTCTGACGGCGGCGGACCGAAGTGAATCAGCCAGGACAGCCGATGGACCAGCTTCCCACTCTTGGCTACATTCAGCCGCCCGTACCCCTTCGGGTCGACGTTCCCACCCCAGACCAGACAGTCTCCCTGCCACGTCGAGTTTGCGGCCATCCGTTCCAGTGCAGTCTCCAGCAGTCCCCCAGGCACGTCTCAGTCTAACATGCCGGGAGGTTTGACCCTTGCCTTTCAGACTGGATCCCGACCAGTACGGCGAGTTCCGCGCCAAGATGCAATTTACGACTGCCGCTTGGATGCCCCATCGGGTGTACGAGGCCTGTAAAGCCACCGGCATCCTCTCCAACACCCGCTACTGCCAGATCGCGCTGTGCGAGAAGCTGGCGAAGGATCTGGACCTGGACCTGGATGACCTGCTGGCAGCACTGCCCAAGGCGCGGTCCTCGGCGGCGCACCTGTGGAGTCCGGACGGCAAGCTGCCCGGTCGACGCTCAAGCAACCCATCGCGCGGCGTCAATCTCTACGAGTCAGGACTGCATGTAGCCCGCTACGGAATGGGTAACACGATCGAGGAGATTGATTAACCGATGGTCACCCCCTCTAGGCTGGAATCGTGCAGAAAGTCCGATGGACCCAGAAGTGCGCAGGAGGCTGCGGCACTGTCCTCACCATCGGCACCTACGTCACCAAGCTGCACAACGGGCTGTGGTGCAGCCCGTGTCTAAGACGCCATCAGCTCACCTGCCAGCTCTACCCGCCGACCTCAGGGTCTTCGAGCAGTGGAACCCGGACGCCCAACAAGAGGCGTTAGACCTGCTGAAGTCCCGCCAACGTCGCTGGCTGCCGTTCTTCTGCAAGGTGCCTGGCTGTGACGGTCATCCCCACGCCGGCGACCCCGGCTGGAGCCACAATCACGCCAGAGCCGACCAGCACGTGCCCAAGTGGTCCGGTGACTGGCTGGTGCTGTGCTTCTCCGGTGGCCGTGGTGCGGGCAAGTCCCGAACTGGCAGCGAGATCACCCACCGGATCACCGAGCGGGTGCCTCGGCTGAGTCTGATCGGTGCCACCGGCCCTGACATCCGCGACACGATGGTGGAAGGTGTCTCCGGCATCCTCGCCACCTCCCGGCCGGACCAGCGCCCGCTGTGGGAGCCGAGCAAGAAGAAGCTGACCTGGCCCAACGGGGCGATCGGGCAGTGCTTCAGCGCCGAGGAGCCGGACCGCCTGCGTGGCCCTGAGTCCGGGTTTGTCTGGGCCGATGAGCCAGCCCACTTCCCGCTGGTCGACGAGGTTTGGTCGAACATGCTGCTGGGACTGAGACTCGGCAGCTCCCCGAAAGTCGTCGCCACCACCACGCCGAAGCCGACGAAGTGGATGAAGGCCCTGATCAAGGACCCGCTGACCATCACCCGGCGAGTCAGCACCTACGCCAACATCGACAACCTGGCTGACACCTTCAAGCGCACCGTGCTGGACAGATTCGAGGGCACAAGACTGGGTCGCCAGGAGCTACATGGTGAGATCCTGGAAGATGTCGAGGGTGCCCTATGGGCTTGGGACATGTTCCAGTGGATCGACGAGGCCCCACCGCTTCAACGGATAGTGGTGGGCGTGGACCCGGCCGGTTCGACACGGTGCGCTTGAAGGTGTCAGGGCCTCGTCGTCGTGGGCGTCGGCTACGACAAGCACCTGTACGTTCTGGCCGACCATACCGACAAGTACTCGCCGAACGGCTGGGCACAGAAGGCGAACGCACTGTACGAGGAGTTCTCCGCTGACGCCATCGTGGCCGAGAAGAACTACGGCGGTGAGATGGTCCGGCACACCCTGGAGACCTCGGGCTACAGCCACGCCCGGATCGTGCTGGTCGACTCGCGTCGCGGCAAGCAGCTCCGCGCCGAGCCGATCGTGGCCCGCTACGAGCGGCACATGGTCACCCACGTCGGTCACCCGGGTGACCTGGCCGAGCTGGAGGGTGAGCAGACCAGTTGGGTACCTGGTCAGGGTCCCTCGCCGAACCGGGTGGACGCGATGGTGCACGCCGGCACGGATCTGCTGAGAAATCTGGAGCCGGCCGCCATTGCGGACCCGAACAAGCTGCTCCGCCGCCGGGTTACTGGTCGACATCTGAGGGCGGTCTGATGCTAGGAAGTCACCCGTGGTGGGTGTGGGCACTGGCCGTGGTGGTCGGTACGGTGTCGGTCTCCCGGACAGCCAGGCTGCTCGTTTGGGACGATTTTCCACCGGTGGCCTGGGTCAGGTTGAAGTTCTACGCCGCCACCAAGGACACCGCCTGGAAGAAGCTCGGCGAGTGCGCGTTCTGCCTGGCTCCCTACCTCTCGATCGGCATGATCGCCTGGGCTTTGCTCTCGGATCTGCACTGGACCTGGTGGCTGATCAACACCTGGTGGGGGCTAATGAGCTACGGCGCAGCCATCCTGATGGCCTACGATCAGCCCGCTGATGGGGCTGACTAGGGATTTAGGTTCAGCCTAAATGTGGTCTATCTGTGGCTAGCTGTGTCAAACTCCGGAGGGAGCCTGCTATCCCCCGGAGCGGAAGACACCGATGCCACGGCGCAAACCTGAACTACAGCCGGTCGTCATCCCGACCTCGTCAATGGTCGCCTCCGCCACCCGATACCCAGGCAAAGCGGCCCGGATCTACTCACCGCGCCAGGACTGGCAGGCCGAGTGCTACCGCCACTATGCCATCTGTGGTGAGGCGCGGTTCGCCGCCAAGTTCTTCGGTCACGCCGTCTCCCGCGCTTCGCTATACGCCTCCGACATCGTCAATGGCGACCAGCACGAGATTGAGAACGGCCCGGCAGTCGATGCACTGAACGACCTGTTCAACGGCCGCGATGGCCAGACCCAGATGCTCGACTCCCTCGGTAGCCACCTGACCATCGCCGGCGAGGCATACCTGGTCGGCCGCCAGGTGGAGAACGTCGACACCTGGGAGATCATCTCCTGTCTGGAGATGCAGATCGCCGGGGAGTCCTGGCAGATCAACTACGGCAACGGGCTGCCGGTGGTCCAGCTCACCGAAGACGACGTTGTCATCCGGATCTGGCTGCCGAGTCCGGCTCACCGGGTGGAGGCTGACTCGCCGTTCCGCGCGCTGCTGCCGATCCTGTCCGAGATCGAGTGGCTAACCCGGCACGTCTTCGCCCAGATCACCTCCCGACTGGCCGGCTCGGGCATCTTGATGATGCCGCAGGGAATGAGCTTCCCGCCGCCGCCGGAGCAACTGAACGAGGATGGCACCACCTCCGCCAGCAAGCCGCAGAACGACGCCGACGCCTTCATGCTCACCCTGGCGGACGCGATGATGGCACCGATCGACGACCCGTCCTCTCCATCAGCGGTGATCCCGATCGTGGTCACCGCACCCGACGATGCGATCGACAAGGCCCGCCTGCTGACCTTCTGGAGCGAGCTGGACGCGGCGTCGATGTCGCTCCGCAACGAGGCGATCCGCCGGTTCGCGCTCGGCATGGACCTCCCACCGGAGCAGGTGCTCGGCATGTCCGGCACCTCCACCGGAGCCAGCTCGGGCACCGTCAGCCACTGGGGTGCCTGGCAGGTCGAGGAGTCGACGATCAAGCTGCACATCGAGCCGATGCTCGACGTGATCGTCAACGCCCTCACCATCGGCTACCTGCGACCGCTGCTCGACGAGGGCAGCACTACGGTTGTCGCCTACAACTCCTCTGCGCTGCGGCTTCGGCCAGACCGTAGCAAGGAGGCCTTCGAGCTGTACGACCGAGGGCTGATCACAGCAGAGGCCCTACGCCGTGAGAACGGCTTCAGTGACGATGACGCGCCAGACGATGCGCAGTTCCAGCGCTGGCTTACCATCAAAGTTGCGTCGGGTTCGGCCACACCGGAGCAAGTCCAGGCTGCCCTAGGCGTGCTTGGCGTCGATCTCGGCCCGGTCACCGGCTTGGTTTCACGGGAAACCAGACCTGACCCTTCGCTGGAGGAGCATCCCAGACGGCCCCGCACCCCGGACGAGAACGCACTGGTTGCCGCCAGCGAGGCGCTCGTTTTCCGGGCATTGGAACGAGCGGGAAATCGGCTTCGGCAAAGTGTCGCTAAGCCGCCTGGGGTGCCCGCCTACGAAACCCACATCTATGTCAAGGCCAACGGCACTGCGGAGAAGCTGCTGGACGATGCCTGGTCCTGCGCTCCGCAGGTGCTGGACGGGATCGCCGATCCGCTGATCGTGGTGCCGGTGCTGGCCAGCTACTGCGCCTCGCTGCTGAAGGAGCAGAGCGCTCACCGGCGTGACCGGTTGGTGAACTGGCTGAGGCTGGCCGATCAGGTCTCCGCATGACTGACGAGTTTGCTGCCCGCCGACGGGTGATGCAGGACGACGCCATCGCGACGCTCCTGCCGCAGGTCCGCGACTTCATCGACCAGGGCGTGTCTGCCGCACCGGAGCTGGCCGAGGTGATGACGCAGCTGTACATCGACACCTATCTATCCGAGGGTGGCGACCGCCGAGCCCGGACCGCCGGATTCATCCACTCGATGCGCAGCGTGCTGGTCCACACCGAGCCGGACTCCGATCCGACCACCGTCGCCACCTGGCTAGCGGTAGCCGCCATCAACGCCGCCACCGTGCAGGCCGCGTCCGACGATCCCGCGCCCACCTTGTTGAAGTGGACGACGATGCACGACACCAACGTCCGGGAGGCGCACGCCGCTGCCGACCGGCAACGTCGACCGGCTGGCGCATACTTCCACGTCGGCGGCGAGAACCTCAGATACCCCGGTGACCCTCGGGGCCGGATCGAGAACACCATCAATTGCCGCTGCATCCTGCAGCCTGTGCCGGTCAATCAGGTTGCCTTGCTGGCTGCCATGAAGGAGAACGCCATGCCTCTCGAATCTCCCCTCGCCTGGCACGGTGTGCTGGCCCCCGAGGATGAGTGGTCCGGGGACGGTCGTCGGTTTGCCGCCGGCGCGCTGCGCAACCGGGATCTGCCGCTGCCGCTCACCTGGCAGCGAGCCTCCGGTGAGGGTCACGACGGCTCTGTGGTGGTGGCCCGGATCGACAGCATCGAGCGGATCGACAACATGATCCACGGCGAGGGTGTCTTCATCGACACTCCGGAGACAGATGAGGTCGTGGGGCTGATCGCGGAGTTCGGCAAGTTCGGTGTCTCCATCGACGCCGACGACTCCGAGTTCGAGTTCGACGAGGAGGAGAACAAGGTCACCTTCACCAGCGCCCGAATCGCGTCCGCTTCCCTGGTCTCGATCCCGGCCTTCGCTTCTGCCTACGTTGCGCTGGGAACTTGGGCCGACGCGAACAAGCCCTTTCCGCCGAAGGATGATGCACCGCCTGAAGAGGACCCGGAGTGCGATCCCGAGTCCCCGGACTATGAGGACTGCCTGGCGAAGAAGGCGCAAGAGAAGGGCCTGGACGCACCTCCCGAAGCCGCGTGGGTGAAGGTCGATCCGAGCCCGGATGGTGAGCAGGTCCCGGTTAGTGCCGGCCTAGCCACCGGTGGTGCCGTGGTGGAGATGATCAGCGAGGAGTCCTGGGACGGCAGTGCAGGCCGGTTCACACCGGAGCAATGGAAGAAGTCGACCATCCTGCATGTCTGCGACGGGCTGGAGAAGTCCTGCCATAAGCTGCCGATTCGGGAGCCCGGCGGCGCGCTCTCCCGGGCCGGTGTGCACGCCGCCGCCTCTCGCTTCAATCAGGTTGATGCTCCGGCTGAGGCCAAGGCGTCGGCCGCTCGGCAGCTCCGGGGTGCGTACAAGCAGCTCGGCGAAGAGGTGCCCGACGTACTGAAGGCGAGCAACAGCACCGATGAGTTCGGCCGGGGTCCGGGCTGGCTTACCAACCCAGAGGACACTCGGCGGATCTGGGCCTACTGGACCCAGCCGGGCCACGAGGGCTACGCCAAAATCAACTGGGGGGTGCCAGGCGATTTTTCGAGATGCAGAGTGCTCGTCGGCGAAGAGATCGGTGAGAACAGTCCCGACAAGCTCCGGTTCATTAACCAAATCTGCGCGCAGTGGCACCACGACGCCACTGGGTTCTGGCCAGGCCATGCGCCAGCTGAACTGCGAGTGGAGACTGATACCATAGGCCATGCCTGCGAAACCTGCACCGCTGTCCGCAAGATTCTGGTCAAAGGTGGACCGGAAGGGGCCGGACGAGTGCTGGCTCTGGATGGGAGCCAGGGGAATTTTACGACCAGGCCGGAGGGATCAGTATGGTCAGCTCTGGCGAGCGGACGGGCCACCGTTGGCGGCGCACCGAGTGGCGTGGGAGGTACAGGTCGGCCCGATACCGCCGGGGATGACAGTGGACCACGTCTGCAGGGTGCCATTGTGTATGAACTCAGCTCACTTGGAGCTGGTCACACGAGCGGAGAACACCAGGCGGCAGTGGGACGTGCGCGGGCGCGCCTTGGTCTGCCCCAGGGGTCACCTCAAGACGGGAAGGATGAGGAAGCGGCGGTCAGACGGTACCTGGGCGGAGTACGCCCGCTGCCTAACCTGCCATCGAGAGGACGCTCAGCTCCGGCGCTCTCGCTCGTAGCTAGTGGTGGTCAAGGTCACAAGGCGCCGGCGGCCTGGTTCACCGATCCGAAACTGAGTGGTCCGACGCACCTGACGGTGACCGATGAGGGGCGGGTGTTCGGGCATATCGCGTCTTGGTCCGTATGCCACATCGGCTACGACGGGGTCTGTGTCGCGCCTCCGTCCAGCGCCTCCGGCTACGCCTACTTCGCCACTGGCAGGGTGCAGCTGGACGATGGTGGCCAGGCGGCCACGGGTGTCATTTCCCTC